TATATTGTTTTTTAAATTATATTAGATGTAAAAATATTTAAGATAATACTTGACAAATATTAACAGGATAAAAATGCTTTAATAAATGAGATTGAAAAAATAGAAATATAAAAAAATAAAAATATTTCTTGACAAATATTTAAATTTATTTTAAAATATATCTTAGGATATAATTTGAAGATGGCTATATACTGATATCGGTTTATGGCCAGATAGTATAATTAAAGTACACTTAAAACGTGCTTACGGAGAATGACCGTTATCCTGTCATTTAAAACAAATTAAGGAGTGTAAGCTCCGGCTCTTTTAAAGAATCTAAGGTAATCTTAATTAGAAAGTTTATTAAGATGAAGTGTTTATATAAAGTGATTTATATAAATCGGTCGCAAGCAATTTAATTGCTGACATTCAGCGCAAAAAACTTTAAGCTCTTTTTAGTTTTTTTTAACAATCAAATGACCGATGAAAAGGCTTGATGACGTAAAAGTTATCAAGCCTTTTTTTATTTTAGCGGGGTAGGAATGAGTAACATGGAATATAGACAACTTTTAAAAAGGTATATGACTAGAATTCTTGAATTAACAGACGATGACTTTATATATTATGATGACAGTAATATAGAATTGTCACAAGTCGAAACAGATGAATTAAGTAATATACTTGACGAAATTATAGAAGACAGAGTTTAATGAAAACAGATATTAAGAATACTTTTGAACTTTATAAATATCCGGAAGTGGATAAAAAACTTACTGAATATTTAGATATTAAAGAAATAGAAAAATATATTACACTGCATGAGACGACTTTTAGAAAAAAATATTTAAATAACGAAAAATATTATTTGGGTCAAAATATAGGTATAAATCAGGTTGAAACTCATGACGAGTACGCACCCGGAAACAAGATAACTATACCTTATGCAAGGACCTTTGTAACTACAATTAAGGGGTATATGTTTAAACCTTCTTTGATTGGTTATGATTCGGACGATGAAGCGTATTTAGAAAAACTTACAGAGATATTTGATCTTAATGACGAAGGTATTAAAACTGCTGAAATCGGAGAGGATCAATCTAAATACGGAATAGGTATTGAGTTGCTTTTTACAGTACCTAAAGAAGAACTTATAGACAACGAATTATCTTTAAATAATATTCCTTATTTTGTTAAAGTTAAGCCCTATGAAGTACAATTAATATATCAGAGAAAGCTTAATAAGCCATTATATTGTGCAATTAGATATTATGAGTTAGAAAAGAAAGATAATGTAACAAAGTATCAAGTTGAAGTTTATTATAGAGACCATGTTGAAGAATATTTAATGGTTAAAGATTTAGATGGTAAAAAAACAATTACTTTTATTGAAGATTATCCTCATGTATTTAATGATGTCCCATTTGTAACTTATTATAACAACGATGAATGCCAAGCAGACTATGAACCTGTGCAGCCTTTAATAGATGCTTATGATAAGCTCATGTCGGATGGTCTTAATGAAATGGATAGGTTTGCAAGCGCTTATTTGATATTACAAAATTATATACTTGCTAATACTAATGACGATAACGAAGCAAGAATGAAACTTGAAAGGATTAAAAAGTTTAGAGTTTTTGAAGTAACCGATGACGGTGATGTTAAGTTTTTAACCAAGGATATACCGAGTGAATTTTTTAATTTTTTTAAACAGACAATAAGAGAAGATATAGAATATCATAGTCATATACCCGATTTTAGAAGCGCAGCCTTTACGGGCAAGTCAGGCGAGGCCATGAAATATGCACTTATAGACTTTGAGAATTTGGCAGCTGATAAACAAGCTCAAATTGAAAAAGGGCTACAAAGAAGAATAACCTTACTTAATAATTTTATGAAAGTTAAAGCTATACAGGCCGGACAGGTAACAATTAAATTTGAAAGGAATTTACCTTCTAATGATACACAACAGATTGATAATATAGTTAAATTAAAACAAAATAAATTGTTAGCAGATGAAGATTTAATACCTTTGATACCAATCGATATGGTAAGCGATCCTGATAAAGCTTTGGCTAATTTAAATAAAGAAAAAGAAGAGAATATAGCTATGTTTAATCTTGATCAGGGTATGGATGAAACAGATAAAGAGGAAAATCAAGAAGAAACAAAAAAAGAAGAAAAGCCAGTAAATAATTTTGGCAAAAAGGAGTAACTATGGTCTGGAGTTTGGCAGATGTTATTCAGGAATTAAGGCGTTATGATTTTAATACTATTACTAATGTAACAGGTATTAAGAAAACAGATAACGGGATAATAGTTAAAGTGGAAGACGATGGGAAAATTAAGTCAAGAACAATTAAAAGCATTCAAGACTAATAATAAGCTTTCTAAAGTTCAAGAAAAAGAATTATTAACTATTTATCAAAGCTCTTTGAAAGAAATACGAAACGATATGTTCAAGATGTCCGATAAAGCAGACTGGACATTAAACGATATGCTTAAGTATAATAGATTGGATAAGTTGGAAGGTGAAGTCTTATTAGAAATTAAAAAAATTTCACTTGGAACTTATAAGAATATGCTTAAGACAAATAAGGCAATCGTAAAGAATACTTATAATGAGTCATGGTTTGGTTATGAAAAAGAAACGGGTGCAAGATTAGATTTTGATAAGCTTGATTCGGAGACTGTTAATAAAGTTGTATTGAATCCTTATCCGGGTGTTACTTTAAGAGACTTGATTAAAGATTTAACAGCAAGTCAGATTAAACAGTTAAAAATAATACTTGGTTCTGGACTAACTCAAGGAAGTACAATTACAGAGATAGCAAACAAGCTTAAAGAAATGTTAGAGATTAATTATGTAAGAGCTGTAAGAATAGCACGTACAGAATCGGGCAGAGCAAGTGAAAAGGCGCAACTTGATTTAACAAGTCAGGCAGAAGACATGGGTATTAAGATACGTAAAGTATGGGCAGCAGTTTTAGATAATCGAACACGTGATAGTCATGCAAATATGGACGGTGTTAAAGCTGATGATGATGGTTTATTCAATGTCAATGGTGTTATAATGTCAGCACCAAAAGTAGTAGTTAGCGATCCTTTAGGCAATGCGGCAGGTGAGGTTATAAACTGTCGTTGTGAGTATTTAGAAGAGATTGAGGATTACGGCACGGGTGTTGAATCAAGACGTGATAATGAATATAACGAACAGATAGACAACATGACCTATAAAGAATGGGAATGGTTTAGAAGTTCAGGAACGTAATAAACTAACAGGCAGAGCGTATGCGCTGAATGTTATAAAAATAAAGGAATAAATATGGCAGACAATGCTACAAATGAACAGGCGACTGTAAACGAAACAAAACAAGTTAATGAAACACAGGCGCAAGTTGAAACGAAAGAAGATAAAGATAAGGATTTAATTAAATCTTTAGATAAAGAAGGCTTAGAAACTATAAAAAAGTTCTATGCTAATGAGCTTGAAAAAGCAAAGAAAGAGATCGCTGGCCTTAACAGGGCTAAAAGCGATACGGATAAAAAGCTTAAGGAATATGAACGTAAAGAATTAACAGAGTCGGAAAAAAAGACTCTCGAAGACAAAGAGATCAAAGAGGAATGGAATAAGATTTGGCGGTTAAAGGCTGTCAATAAATTTGAATTAACCGAAGAAGATTATGACTTCTCGGAATATTTATCAGGTGACAGTTATGATGAAATCGAAAAAAAAGCAGAAAGCTTAAAGAAATACATTGATGAAAAAATTCAAAAGGGTATTTCAAAGGGTGTGGAAGAAAGAATAGCGCAAGGGTATATTCCTAAAAGTTCAGGAGGTCAAGCACAAGGTGAAAAATCTATAGAGCAAATGACAAAAGAAGATTTAACGGAACTGTCTAGAAAGGCAGTTAAAGAAAATAATTATGAGTTATTAACAAAAATAACTCAAGAAAGTTCAAGAAGAATGAAAAATTCTATGAAATAGGAGGTAAAAAATGGCAGATTATGTAACAGAATTTATACCTGAAATATGGTCAGCAAAAATATTGATGGATAAATTAAAGGCTCAGGTTTTTGTAAACTTGGCTAATAGAGATTACGAGGGCGATTTAGTTTATGGAAATAAAGTCAGAATCCCTCAGATTGGCGGTATATCAGTAAATGATTATACAAGAAATAACTTTGCTACTGGTTTAACAAGACAATATCCTGAAGTTTCTGATTTGTTTTTGAATATTGAAAAACAGAAATATTTCTATGTAAATATGGATAAAATGGACATTGTTCAGTCAAAAGTTCCTTTTGTTGATACTATCGCAACAAAAGCAGCTTATAAGTTAGCAGATACTCAAGATGAATTTATTGCGGATTTGGTAACTCAAGCGGGATTGGCAACAACTACTAACAGTGCTTCTACAAGGGTAACTTTGGGATCAAGCAACTGTAAAAAAGAATTCTTGTTAATGGGTAAAGAATTCAGCAAGAAAAATATTCCGATGGCAGGCAGATGGTGCGTTGCACCGCCTTCATTGATTTACGAATTAATTGATTCAGGTATTTTGGAACAATCTAATAACGATACGTTATGGAAAGAAGCAAAAATGTTCAATGCTTATGGTTGGAATATTTATGAATCAAACAATGTAAGCTCAACAAGTGACACAACTTTTGAACTTATGTTCGGATATTCTAATGAGTCCATAACTATGGCAGAGCAGATTCAGGATACTGAAATGGGTAAATTACAAAGTGCTGAGGGCTTTGGTATTTATATGAAGGGTCTTCATGTTTACGGAGCAAGAATTATACCTGATAGAACAGGTGTTATTTATGCAACGATTTCTAATGATTAAGGTAAAAGGAGGTAAATAATGGCAGCTTTTACAACTACTGTATCCGTTATAGGTATTAACGGTGTATGGAATTCTACAATCGGCGGGCAAGTCGGTGTTTCAACAGCGACCTCAGTCGTTACCTTAACATGCGCAGATGCCAGCAAGGTTGTTTTGACTGGATATAATCCAACAAGCATTGACGATATTACTTGCACCTTAACAGCTTCAACTTCACCTGATAGGGCGGTTGCTTGCAAAGGTAATTTAGTAATAACTACAGCAATAGCTTCTAGTTCTTATTTTATGATAGGTAATTTAGAGTCTAACTGGGTACAGTCAACAGCAAATACTTTAATATTCACATTTTCTACAGCCGTAATGGTTATGGCATGTGAATTAACAAGTACGAGATATAAATAATTTATGGGGGCTTAAAGCCCCCTTTATAAAACAGGAGTAATAAGTGAGTAATGAATTAGAATTGACAACAAAAGAAAAAAAATTAAGCAAAGAAGCATACGTTAAAGAATTAACGGGTGAGTCTATGCCGGTGATTGAAGAAAAAAAAGACAAGAAAATATTATGTCTTATAGGAACAGCTTATTCAAGACATTTAGCACCTTATGATAATCCGAATGCGGAGATGTGGGGAGTCGGACATTGTGTATTATTAGAAGATATTAAAAGAATGGATAAGGTTTTTGAGACGCATTTACCAGAAGTTTATGAGTCAGAAATAAGTCCTTATTCAGGCAAACCGATTATATGTCATGCTAATAAAGAACATCGTCTTTGGGGAAGACAGGGAGATATGAAGGTTGTTTTAGGACAACCGAATAAGAAAAATTTAATTAACAGCTGGGAAATTTTACCAGTAGAATATTTAAAAAACAAATATAAAGATTTATTGCCGCCTTCTGATCAGTTTTATGCAACAAATTCTATAGCTTATATGATTTTATGGGCTTTGGATTTATATGTAGAAAGTAATTCTTTTGAGGAATTACATTTATATGGAATACACCTAGAGACTAATACTGAATGGCAATTTGAAAGGCCATGTAATGAATGGTGGTTAGGTGTTCTTGCCGGTTATGCAATGTCAAAAGGCAAAAGGGGTATTATTTATTTACCACCTCATAGCGATGTGTTAAGAAGCTATCATGAATACGGCTTTGCTGATATTGAGGTTAAGAGACAAAAATATCAAGGTAAAATAGAGTTCTTTGATAAGTCTATTAGAGATTTAACTAATCAAAGAATGGCGGGAGCTAATAGAATAGGTCAGCTCATGCAGGAAAGAACTTTTATTATTGATGATAGAGTTAAAAAATTTGAGGAACAAAAAAAGGCAATAGATTTTGAATTAGAACAGATAAATAAAATTGGAAAAGAAGAATATCAGAAATTGGTAACTCAAAGAATAAACGAAGAGTTACAAAAACTAGACGGAGATTGTAGGAATATAGATTGTAGAATTTCAGCTTTTAATGGCGCAAGAGAACAGCTACAATATCATTTATTGGAATTAAACGCTTAAGGAGGCACAAATGGGCGGAATGACAAGAAATTACGGTAAAATAAATACATTGGTTGCAGATGTAATTACAGGAACTTCAATTACAAATTCAGGATCAACAAGTACAACTAGTATAACAATTGTTACAGGAATGACAAGCACTTTAACAAGTCAAGTTTTATTTACAAAACAAACTATATATGTATCAGGTGGTATTATACAAAATTTTAGCACTGTAACTAGTACAGAGGTCGTTTTAGACTAAGGAATAAAATATGAACGGGGACATAGAAAGAATATTACTAAACGCAAAAGATGATAGTCACTGGGCTTTAAAATCTATTGATATATCTCATTCTGAAATACATTCAGGTAATTATTATCATGCAAGAAAATTAAGCACTACATTAGGTGCTAGTTCATGGATAGACCTTGAATTAGTTACACCAACAACGGCAACGGCAGTTATACATCTTTTTGTTAATCATAATAATTCGGGTGGTTTATCTGAAGTAATAATTTGTGATATTTCAACAGCATCAACTTATTCACATGGCGGTACGGCAATATCAAGTGTAAATCATAATTTACTTTCAACAAAAACATCGAATTTATCGATATTTACTGGCAGTTCGCAAGCGGCTTTTATTACTTCAACAATGACTAGCACGCAAGCAACATTAATTGATTTACAGCAAAGAGGTTCTACGGGTACTGTTTCTGGC